CACCAGCGCCTACGTTAATGAAATTCTGCCAATCCATGACTTACTCCGGATATTTTTTAAATGGTGAACATTGAATAGCAACTAGCTTTTTACCATTAACGGTTTCACCTAACAATTTGTATCCAAAAATAATTTCCACGCATCGGTCTTTGTAAAAATAAACTTGCGCCCTTAGCAACCAGCCAATGTCACCATCATCATTGCATACTTTCCAAAAACTGCAAACGTTCTTGCCAGACTTCCATTGATCGTCATTGTCTTTGGTATATAGAGCGAACGTGCCTTTGTCGGCATAGCCCCACTTAGCACCAAAGCCGTATGCTGCGTTGCGCCACAACCAAAACACTCGACTAACGTAACGCAACCAGTAATGATTGTCGTAATACGCTTGATCGTATTTAAGTTTTAACGGGCTTGGATAATCACCGTACCACCACTCGTCAAGAGGTGCGTCTGAAGATTGCCAAATACGCAAACTAGGAATAAGGAACTCACGCAACTTGCCAGGATACAACGAGGGAAACCCTGTTGTTTCAGATTCCTCTGCGTGAACAATAAACAACGCTAAAAATGGCGCAAGCGGAAACGCTAAGATAGTTAATCCAATCAGGCCAACCGATTTAACAAACCATATTGCGACAGATTTAAGCATTTTCTATCCATGATTTAGTTAACTCATCCCAAGCATATGATTTACCGTCATCAGGCATTGCAACTGGCGCTTTCCACAAATAATCAGCAGTTAACGTCCAACTAAGGTAAGGTTGCGGCGAGTAAAACACATCTTTAGCGGCATCATATGTATAACCAATGCCTGCGTAATTACCACGCAAAGGTGTGCCGCCTTTAGTGTGTACACCGCCGTGTGTGTTGTATGAAGTTTGCAACCATGTGCCAGGACTTGAATCTACGAATGTGTCAAAGAATTCAGGCTCTGCAACGATTACTTGCGTCACTTTCCCGTCTACTACTTTTGCAAAATGTCCCATGATTATCCTTATGCGCTGTATGTGCCAGACGATGTAAAAGTGTGGATTGTGTTGCCACCTGAACTTGTCACTGTACCGCCCGTGCCACGTTGACTTCCTGCGTAGCTAATGATTACTACGCCAGAGCCGCCTGCACCACCTGCATTACTTGAAACATTACCAGATGAACCACCACCGCCGCCACCTCTGTTTGCTGAACCTGCTGTTCCAGCGGAAACGCCGCTACCTTGACCGCCAGCACCGCCACCACCTGCTCCACCAGCACCACCAGCCGTATCTCCAGAACCACCACCGCCGCCACCATACGTGACGCTGCTGCCACTAATGCTGTTTGCAGACCCCGCACCGCCTGCTGCGCCTACTGTTCCGCTGGAATTTCCACCAACAGCACTTGCACCACCACCGCCACCTGTACTTGATACCGCACCTGTACCACCAGCAAAACCTTGTCCAGAAGTAGCTGCACCGCCAGCTGCATTTGCACCGCCACCGCCAGAACCGCCTGCGCCACCCGTTGGATTTGTAATTGCATTTCCGCCATAACCACCACCAATTGCCGTGGCAATACTGCTTATAACAGAACTTGCACCCTGCACTCCGTTATTATTTCCTGCAACCCCACCAGCACCACCAGCACCAACAGTAATGGTATATGCCGTACCAGAAGACAAAGTAATTGAAGATGCAAGCAACCCACCAGCACCGCCACCGCCGCCACTAGAAACGGCAGCGTTAGAACTACCCCCTCCACCGCCACCCGCCACAACAAGGTAATTAACCGTATATCCAGCAGGCTGAGTAAATTGCTGCCATTGCGAAGTTGATGGGTCATACCACTCAGGATTACCCGTTGTGGAATTTGCACGGATTTCACCAAACGCACCTGCTGGTCGTTGCCCTGTAGTGCCAACTGGCATTTTCCATGCGCCTGTACCTGTGCTTAATAATTGAATTCCTGCGCCTGATAGCGTTAAAACACCGCTAATTGTCAAGTTTGTAAATGTCGTTGCCGACACACCAACCACTTGAAATTGCGTACCGTCGTAGACAATAACAAACAAATAGTTTGCATTTATATCACCAGCTGCTAACGCCGTATTGCCATTTTTAGTAATAGACTTTGCGCCTAACGAACTAATGTTGATTGTCACCGCACCAGTATTTGTATTGGCTGCAACAAACGCAAACATTTGACCAGATGCGTATGCAGTCAATGACGGGCTGACAGTCGCTGTAATCGTGTCTGTTCCTGCTACTGTTAAGAACGAGCCAAACGAATTTTGCACTTGTGCAATGTTTGCAGAATCAGTCGCTGCCGAACCCGCACTCAATCCTGTGAACTTAAAAGTTCCCATAGGGAGATTGGCTGTCGGTGTCGTTTGACCGTCTTTAGTCAAAGCAGTCGATAGGCCGGTAGCCAAATCAGCGGTCAGCGCATTAAACGCTGTCGATGAGATGACTGTGCCTGTGACAACTGGCTGACCAGCTGAGTTAATTACAAATGTACCGCTGCCGTTATAGCTCATTGATTACCTCTTATTGTTGACCAACTTGGGGATTAGTCAAAAGCCCCGCATAAATGGATGCCGGAACTACTCGTTCACCGAGAGAAAAGCCTGGCACTTTAGTTGATAATGCTTTGCCCATGTCTAATGCTCGTTGTTGCTCTGCTGAGTTTAACGTTCCTTGCATCATTTTTTTAGCAAACGGGATGGCAAGAGTTGCACCAACACCAAACCCGCTCAAGCCCGTAGCAGATGCAAGCAAATCAATACCAGCACCAAGCACCAAAGCGCCAGAGTTGCTATTGTTAACTGCCGAGCCTTTAGGCTGTACGGTTGTATATTCAGCAACACGGCCTAAACGCTTTAATTCACCAATTTCTTCAGGCGTAAAAAACAAAGCTAATTTTTTATCGCCAATTTCTTTAAGCGTTTTGTTATACGTTGCAGCGCCAAATGTCCCAACCTCGTCTGATCTGCCGCCTAATGCTCGATCTTTCAAATGCGTCAAAATAGCCGACTTTGTAGCTGCTGGATCGCCTGATTTAGCAACTGATGCTGCGTCTGCAACGTCACCATTAAGCACAAACTTGCGTACAAACTGGTCAGGCTGCATCCCATCAACGGTTTGTTCAATCGGTTTGGTTGATTCTTGCCAATTCATGCGTTCACGATGGCTTGCCCGTGCTTTGTTTAATGCCGCCAACAGTTCACCAGATTGAACGTCTTGCGTTTGCAAGAACTTGCCACCGGCCTCTGTCACCAACTGATTGCCACCAAACTCTGTTTTAACTGGTTTAATTTCTGTGTTATCAATGGCTTGACGCACTAAACTTAAAGCGTTTTTTGTATTTCCATTTGCACCACGTTGCGCTGTTGCAATCATGGTCATCAATGTATCAAGAGCATTGGTATCAAACGGCACAGGAAACGTTTTACCGTTGATTGTTGTTTGACCGGCGCTTAACTCGTTCAACATTGACCGAATTTCAGGTGGTAAAAATGCATTAGCGTTTGATTTTGCCAACAATGTATCAATGTTGTTAAGCAAATCTGCACGATTTAATGGCGTTGTTCCACCTGGTAACGCACTTGCCTCGTCATACAACTTAGACGTAGCTGCTTTCTTTGCGGCATCTTCTGCGGCAATTTTTGTCGCACTTGCCTCGCCTGCCTCCATCAAATACGGCGCTTGTACGTTACCCGCACCTCTTGCGTTTAAAGCATCAATCAATGCTTTATTGTTTGCCGCTTGTACATTGCCCAATGTTTGTAAGTTTGGGTCTGCCGAATTCATGCCTGTTTTGGCTAAATTTTGCTCTAACGTGATTTGCCGTGGATCAAGCGTAATCATGCCTTTGGTTGGCGTTGTACCCTCAACCATGCGGAAATCAAGCAATCGACGCATTGCATCGCCGCCCAAATCCCCGCCGGTGCGCAAAGCATTTGCAACGTCTGCGGTCAACGACTTGCGTACTTGGTCTGGCAATCGAGTGAAATCAATACCTGACTGACCGAGCTTTAAAGTAATAATTTGATCGACTTCAGCAGGGCTTGGAATTGCAGCGTCAGGGTTTAGCTTGCCAGTTAAACTTGGCGCTACCTTTTGACCGGCAGACGTAAGCAAAGACTTTGCCCCACTATATCCCGCAGGCGCAACAATACCACCCGCCAAGCCTGCAAAAAATTGTTGTAACGGATCGCCGCCTGATTCTTTTGTTAACCCGCTGCCATACCCTGCGCCAGCAGCCGAGCCATATTGCAACATTGGGTTAGATGCCAATTGATTAGCAACGTTGCTTGTGATGCCGGTTGTATTTTTAGCAAGCGCCGCAGCACCGGATACCATTGGGATTGTTGATGCCATTGAAGTAGTAATGTCACCCACAACTTGTTCGCTAGGCAATACGTTGGCTAAACCTGTCCGAGTGTCCATAACAGACGTTTCTTTAGGTTTAGGCAATCCAAGCAGATCAGCTAGTTTTTGACCATACGTTGACATTGATGCTGCTGGTGGCCCGCCGGCAAGTTGTGAAATTGCGCTAACACCCATCCGCATAGGTTCTAAAGGCAACCCTAACGTGTTTGCTGCACCTTCAATAGCATACCGGCCTGTCAACCCAACTTGTCGGGGAAAGTCTTTAACCGCCGACATAATGCTTTCACCCGTAGACTTTTCGGGTGGCGCAGGCGGTGGCGTTTGGGCATGAAACGTATTAGCAAGTTTCCAAGCCTCTGCCTCGTCTTTGGCATCTACTTCGTAAACTTCTTTGCCAATCTTTACTTCAAAGGTGGCTGTTGTCATTTTGGAGTAATCCTACGAACAGAGCCTGGCGGTGGTGCGCTTGGTGTTGGTGCGTATTTTTCGTTTAACTCAATAACCGTATTTAACGCTTTCATGCGAGTTTGATACGGTCTATTTGGATTTGCAACTTCAGCTGCCATTTGTTGATACAAAATACTGTCTGCGTTACTTTGTGGCCCTTCCATGCGAGGCTGTGCTAACGTCAGCTGCCCACCAAGAACCCGCAATTGTGCATCCGCAGCAGATTTGTCTGTTGGAATTCCCGCAGCATCAGTTGCCATTGTGAACAAATTACTAATAATGCCAGACGATGCTTTTGGCAATACTAATTCAGCCCTTCTTGCTACATCAAGAACCGTATTTCCTTGTTGAGCTTTTGTATCAACTTGGGAAATTGCAGGCGTACCTTTTTCAGCTTGCGTTACAAGTTGTGATCTTGGAATCAAAACTTTAGCGCCAGTTCCTTTTGGATCGGGAACGCTTACAAGATCAAGTTCAGCTTCAGCTTGTCCCGTAGATTTTGCAACCATGCCTTTAAATTTAGCGGTCAATTCCGCTGCTTCTGCAATTGGAACGGCAGTCAGTTTGCCATCAATCCTCACGTTTACCGTGTTTTCCGCAGGGACTGGCGCAGTTTGTGTTGGTTCTTTTCCAGGTACAAGAACTGTTGCATTAGGGGCAAACGATTGTGTAGTTTCTTTTGCAATCAAAGCATCATACAAAGGACGATCAGGATGATCTTTAGGTAAAGCATCCCTTGCCGCAATAAATTTGGCCAGTGTTGTTTCTTCACTTTTAGGCACAACACCTTCAACTCTTGCAATTTTTCCATTTGGGCCTGTTTGAAAGAAAAATTGTTTTCCAGTAACAGGATCAACCCCAATTTGTGCAGCACCGTGTGGCATATTAACAACCGTATTATTAGGTGGCGGTCTTTTTGCTAACGATTGTTCAATTTGATAATCTTTCATCGTGCCTTTATAACCCTGCTGTTGGGCAAGGCGATATTCAGCCAATGGGCCTGAATTTTGTTTTTCTAAACTCTCGTACATCAACTTAGCAACTGGCGAAGCATACGGGTTTTGACCCATCATTATTTCAACTAATTTTTTATTTTTTTCTTCATTAGTTAATTGCATAGCTGGTTGTGCAGGAATTGCCGCTTGTGGTGCAACGGCAGGCTGATACGCCACAGCAGGCGTTTCTACGTTGCCCGACGGTGCAACTCGTAAGTTTGGATTGTCCTCGTAATCTGCGCCCATAGGTTTAAATGACGTAGCCGGTTGTGCAGGGATTTCAGGCATACCCATTACCGCAGCACGACCTTGTGTAGCGGGACGATCTTGCAAGCCTGACAACATCTGTTGCGCTTCAGTTTTGGCTTCTTGATTTAATTTAATACGCTCTTCATCGCCCGTTCCTTTTGCGCCCATGTACGCTTGCAGCACTTTAGCAAGTCCTGATAATGGGCTAATAGGCGCTTGAATGCCGTTGTAACTTTGAATATCAATAGGCTGAAAAGCCTGTTGTTGCATAATCTGCGCTAACTTTTCGTTGCGCTGAATCGCCGCTAATCGAGTGTTGTAGTCTAAATCCATGACTTACCCCGTGTAATTGTTTGCAGTTTGCATTGGCGCTTGAGCATTGGGCGCATCAAACATACCGCCAGTTTGCGCTTGACCAAGTTTCATCCGAGCAATGTAATCTTGCATATCTTGCATTTGATTCTGTTTTTGCATTTGACCGTATTGGCTCATGGCGTTTTGTGCGCCAGCCATTGGGTTTTGAGATTGCGGCATTTGACCCATATCTTGACCTTGCAACTGCGTAGGTTGACTTTGCTGTTGCAACATTTGAGCCATTTTTTGCTGCGGAGTCATGTTGACATATTGGTTAAGCATCGCAATCCCTTAATAATTCTAAAGTAGGTAACAAAGCAGACTTTAATGCCGCCATGTTTATTTTATATTTTTCATGCAAATTTGGGTGTTTTTCTTTCATCCATGCCACTCGATCCGCTGAGTGCGCCAAATACGCTGTGCAATCGTAACAATCAAGGCTTGAATGGTTGATTGCATAATGTTCTGGTAACTGACATTGAGTCCGTAAAAACGCCAAAACTTCTTCTTTAGTCCATGTTTCTATTGGTTGAATGTAAGTCACACCATTAACTACCGACCCATGCCGAGCCGTGGATTTGTGGCTTTCATCAAGTCTTTGTCCACGAATCAAATGCGTAATGCCACGTTTAGCTATTGCTTCTGTCAAAGGTTGCCCTACGTTTGCCCAACAGCAATTTAAATAACTTTGCACTCGTATTGATTTATCGCCTGCAAACTGCATACCTTCCAAACTATGGTCAACCGGCACAACGTCGCTTGGGTAGCCATAAAACTTAATTTGTTGCTCTTGATCTGACTTTACTTCAATAAATTCGACCGCATCAGACCTTACTTGGTCAACAATCTCCATGGTTTCAGGATAAGCCTTACCAGTATTTGCCCAAAAGACAATTGGATTTTTTTCACGGTACAAAAACCAACACGCTAAAGAATCTTTTCCACCCGAAAAAGCTAAACCTAACATTAAAAATACATCGCTGCCATGCCGCCCAATGAGGTCAGGCCTTGCATGGTAGAGTTGTTACCCGCTTGTTGAATGCCGTAATTTTGCATATTTGCTTGCCCTTGCGCTTGTGTGCCTGCAAAGGTTGGCGCTGGTGCAACTTGTGCGCCTTGATAGCCTTGGAATTGCGGCAATTGAATCTGTGAGCCGCCCATAAGACCAAGAATCTCATTTAACGGTTGCGCCCGTAGTGCTGATTGTTGCGCTAAAGATTGTTGTACGGCTTGGTTATTAAATTGTGCGTTGTTTAAGTTTTGACCGTATAACTGTTGTTGTGCGGCATTAGTAAATTGACCTGCGCCTAAATTTTGATTGTACTGTTGTGATTGAGCCGCATTATTGGCTTGTTGAGATGCCAAAGCCTGATTAAAGTTTTGACCAACAGCTGAGTTATACAATTGATCCGCAGTAACACCTTGACCAAAGTTTTGTGCAATAGCTTGGTTTTGTAACTGATTAGCCGTAATACCTTGACCAAAGTTTTGACTGACCGCTTGGTTATACAGTCCCGCACCCGCTAACTGCGCTTGATTGCCAAACGTTCCTGTTGTGTTTAGCTCATTTAAACCTTGCTGACGAGCCGCCATGTCAAGGTTAATGCCTTGCAAAGCCGCTTGGCTATACAAATCATTTTTGCTCATTTCACGGTTACGCATTGCTGCATCGTAAGCTTGTGTGCCAGGCGCCAAACCTTGGTTGGCCAATGCTTGTTTAAATGATGTATCACCCGCTTGAATCGTAGGATCAAGCCTAGACAAAATAGCCTGTTGTGCGTTTACGCCTGCGTTTGTTGGCATTTGCGTCAAATTGCTTGTATCTAATGATGTTTGCAACGGCACATAGCCTTGTGCTAAACCATAAGTATTGGCATTAACGTCACCGCTTGCCAAGCCATAAGTATTTGCTTGAGTGTTTGCTCTAGCCAAACCATAAATATCGGCTTTTAAACCAGTTTGCACATCTGAAACACCTACAGGGTTATATCCAGCAATACTTGATTGAACGTTACCAGATGGCGCAACGGTATTTTGAATAGGCGCTAAATTTGGATTAAACGATTGATTTAATACATTTTGTGCATTGGTGGCGCCAGTCTGACCAAGATTGGCCAAAGCAGTTTGAACCCGCATCTGAGCGTCAAGGGTCTGTTGCGCTTGTGGAGTCAAAGTTTGTGTAACTGTTGGAATTCCACCATTGGTCATAAACCCTTCACGGGTCGGTGCAGCACCTCGTTTTGCATTAGCAGCGTCATAACCAGCTTGATCAAAATAACTAGCGCCAGTTGTAGTATCCCCATTGGGATCACCTGCTCGCATATATTGATTACGGTCTACATTGTTAGCGTTGTATTTAGCCAACGCTGTGTCATACCCAGATTGATCAAACGTAGGGGACGAATAGCTAACCGTTTGATTACCAAACGGAGTGTACATATTTGGGTTAGACATTAAATTGGATTGTTTTGCAGCAGTAAGGTTGTCTTGACCCTGTTGTTTAGCTGCGCCGACATAATCCGGTGCTGGTGGTGCTGATGCTGACTTACCCATTTTTTACCCCTAGAAATCGACACTTTTCCCGTGCCAATGTCAAAAATATAATATCGCCATCCGGTGTTGCGTCTTTAACCCTTGCTTCTTCAACAAAACCCATTTTAATAACTAATTTTAGGCTTTTTGCATGGGTACTACTCACCGGCACAATAATCTTTTTTACCTTACAAAACTCAAAAGGGTAACTAAATATTGCTTTTAAATACCCTTTTGTAATGCGTCCTTCAATTGCTATGTGACACACAATTGAAACTTTGTTCCAATTCTCGTAAATTACGCCTGCAATAATTTGACCGTCATGCTCTAAACCTATTGCCTGCGACCCTTCTGCAAAATATTTACCCTGTACTCGTTCTGCTACCCAATGCCCTATAGCATCGCCCTGGACTATATGCCAGCCCACCCTTGTTGGTACACAATATCGGTCGATGCCCATAAAATGGTTGTCCCCTGAGATGCAGATTTAAACTGTGTTGCAGCGCAATAACCGATCCCCGTGACGCCTTGCCAGTTATTAGTAATGACCGTATCTGTTGCCCAATATCCTACATCCCATAATGCAACGTCCCATTTGGCAGCAACTTGCGGGCTAAAACTTAACGCCGCCGTTGTATTCGACAAATCAAAATCCATGTTTAAGCCAATGAAAATTGACGGAGTGCCGTTTGTAAAGATTGACGGTCTAGCGCGAGTAAAATACTTTTTGTAGCCACGAGCATCAAAGTAGTTAAACGCTTGCAATGCGTAGCCGTTAATGTCGCTCGTGTCATCAGCGTAATTGTCATCCCACGCATGGGCAACAAATCCATTGCCGCCCCAATATGGTTCGTTTTGGAATATTGTCCAACAGTTTGCCGCTTGACCCTTAAAGTTGCACCAAGCTTTAGTAATGTTATTCATCACATACTGTTCTTGGTTGCCTTCTGACACAGGAACATTAACTGTCAAAGCGTTGTGTTTAGGGTCAAAGCTAATGTCCCAACCAAAATTATCGCCATATGATTGCGTGGCAGCTGAAAATGCGCCTTGAATCTTATCCGATAACGCAATACGTGGGTCAAGCCGTGAGGATTGCAAACTTGCTGCAAGTGGATACAAACCGTTGTAAGTGAGGATAATAATGTCCCCGCCGTATTTCATTAAGCATCGTTTACCAACAGGCTTACCAATGCGCCAAACGCCCACCAGCGCAAACTTAGTAATGTCTGTAGGGTCAGTACCTGAATAGACAATAACCTCGCCATTGGACGTTATAAACACAAGGTTATCGTCAACGCCATAACCTGCGTCAATTGTCCATGTGCCGACCGCAACTAAATATCCGCCCAACTGAGCTACTGAACTCATGTCAATAGCGTTAGCTGCGCCTTGAATGGACAGCGTTGGCAAATACCACGCTTTTAACGTTGAGGCTTGCGTAAACCATAATTGATTTTTAAACGTGGTGACATTGTTAAACGTGCTTGCCGTAACACCCGTAATCGTTGGGTTTGTCCATGTTGATCCGTTATAAAGCAATGGCGCATCAATACCATTTACCGCATATAAGTAACCACCGGCTGGCGTTGTAACGTTGGTGTATTCCCACTTCGCGTTAGTTAATCCAGTCTTGACAGCCGCGCCCACTGCGCCGCCAAGCGTACAGTCATATATAGATGTACCCGCAATGGCAAATAACTTGTCTGTTGCACCACTTGAATAGCCCATAAGCGTATGGACTTGCGTGGGGATGCCGGTGGAATACTTGCTGTATCCTCCACGCAAAACCACATTATTGACTGTGGGAAATAAGTTGGTTAACTGGACAGCATCGAGCGTATCCATGTTTGCAATGGAATCTCGCACGTTCCAACCACCAATAGGCGCTGGCAACGACTGAACACGAGCCGCCGCACCTTGAACAAGTCGGCTTGCCATTAGTTTGTCCCGTAACCAGTATCAGGAATGTTGTCGTAACCGATCAGCACTGTACCTGGTCGAGGTGCAAACGACAAGTTAGCCGCTGACATATCTTGCGCTTGCACAATTTGAAATTCTTCCAAATAGTTGCGGTACATTGCCGTGGTATCAAAGCCTTTAGCTTCAAAATACTTAAGCTTTGTAGCCAATACCATTAAGCGATCAGGGTAGATACACGTATCGCTATCCGCTGTAAAAGAATTTTTAACCGTACCTGTGTCAGACAATGCCCAACCTTCAGAACGGTACTCGTAACCAAGCAATTCGTTTGTAGAAACGCCAGGCCAAATTTGAAAGTATTTACCTAATAAACGGTAACGAATCCGTGGGCCGGTCGAGATAAACCCAGATAATAGCCATTCCCATTGTTGAGGGGATTCTGGCCCAAGCATTTCCCAATGTTTAGATTTGTCCCAATGCGTGCGTGGCACGGTTGAACTGTAATCCGCAGGCAAAGAATACTTCACCTTTTCAAAAGTGATCGTAGCCCCTGTATACGTGCCTGTAGATGGCAAATTGACTGTTACTTGCGTGGCTGAATCAACCGACTCAATGTAGCAAGCATTAGAGATACCATTACCTACAACCTGATACGTTGTATCAAGCCCAGCAGTTGATGGGATACCTGTTATTGTGTATGTGTTTAGAGTTACGTTACCCGTTGTTTGGGTATAGACCGTGGTGAATGTGTATTGCTTTGTTAATTGCCGCCAGTCATGCTTTCTTAAAAACTCATAACCGGCAGCGTTCATTAACGCCAAGATTTGAATAACATCTTGGTTTGTATTTCCTGCCACAGTAGTTGGCGTTGATACCCCAAGCTCGTTAGTGACTTGGGTTACTAGCTGTAGCATCGAACTTGACATTTATTCCTCGTTTTTTGGCCTCCCAACCTTCTTGGTCTGTAACTGAGCCATCAAAGCCGCCATTTGCTCTTTTACTTCAGCAAGTTCTTTCTTTGTTTGTTCAATTTCAGTTTGGCTAGAAGATTGGTTTTTAACTGCTAAATAACGCCTTGCCATTTCTCGCAAACCTACCGCACCCATGCCAATACGTTGCAATTGACTATCGGAGGCTGTAGCAACTTGTTCAACAGTCTGAAACTTAAAGATTTGCAATTCTGCCATCTGCATATCGTTAAAGTTTTCAGGATCGTCTTTTACCCATTGCGTCAAAGGCACACCAATAACTTCTGCATTATTGTTTTGCATCTGAAAGTGCAACCATTGGCGAGGGAAACGTTGTTTATGATCGTCCCGAACGGGTTGATCAATGATTGTCGTTTTATCGCCTGGCACTATGATTCTAACAAACGGCTTTTCTTTGTACGGCTCTTTATCGTAAACATAGAACTCTACGTGTAGGTGAGAATCTGCGTTATGAATATCGCTGTCTAAAGCCAATTTATGCCCCTGTGATTGAAACCCATGTAGTTGCGGAAGTTGCTGCCAACAGAATTGTTTTTGCTGTTGCAACCGTTACGCTTGATGCAGCTGCGTTAATTGTGCTGCT